TTGTTTATGCGAGACATCCAAGTTATCGCCATTACCATAGGTTCCTCGCCTTCTGTTTTCGGCATTTAATGCTGTCCTTTTCTTTATTTGTGTAGGTGAGCTATTGTACTTTTTTTGATAAGAATTCTTCTTAGCTCTTGCTTTAGCATGAGATTTATAGTACTTCGTGCTTAGACTTGCCATATAATCTCCGTTGTACAAGGTCTGGGTCGATTTGAGGCATTACGGATGCCAATTTATCCAATGGATTACCTTCATATGCAATACCACTGATATCATTTTTAACTAGCCAATCACAGGCTGCTTTTAATTCGTGGGCGGTAGCTTCTCCACTCTTAACTCTTTTAAGGAATTCAGTTGTAACGAGGTTGTGTAACTCGTTAAACTGTTCTTCCGTAGCTCTTTTAGCCATTATGTTTTAGGAAATAACTGTTTCTCCAAGAATTCTACTGCTTTATCATCCACTTTGTTATCTGTAGTGGAAACAAGCTTCTTTAAAAGATCAACAATCAGTTTTTTAACTGAATCAGAAGTTGCAAATTTGAGTAGGATTGGTTTAATTAGTAGAATCATTTACTTTAGTGGGTTGTGTTGGGCAATTGTACTCTTTTTCCTTCCAAGGAGGGGTGAAACCTTCTACTGGAGTACATTCAGTTTTTAAATACTGCTTAACTGCAGCTTTCTTTTCTTCTTCATACTTAACTATAGGGATAACATCGTTACACATGCTATATACACGTGTATCTTCAGCTAACATAAACCCTTTTTGTTGAAGTTCAGCACATTTTAACACACGAACTAGCTCGTAATCAAGCCTCATTTTCTCTTCTTGTCTTGCAGCTATCCGTCTGCACTGTGCTAAACCTCTACGATCTAAAGGGAACATGAAATTAACTTGTCCTCCCCAGTTTTCAGCTATTGTATAACTTCTTTGACTACCTACATCATCATAGGGAACCGTATGATTCCCCATGTAGAAAGGGCTAAAGGTCATTGTACTGCCATTACAGCTCACTCCAGAGCCATAGTGCTGCCTTGAAGGAGCACCATTGTTCTGAAATTGAACTGCTTGATTGGTAACATTTCCAGTAGCTGCAGCAACGGGATTAGAGGTATTATTAACCTCTGGATCTGATGCTTTAGCAGGTGCTATTGAGAGAAGACTGATAAGGAGACAGTAGTAGATTCCTGTTCGATAGTTCGATCTATCTCTGTTTTCTCTATTATCTGACTGGCTGCTCTTGATACTACTTCTAGTGAAAAGTCGCTTCCAGCTGTGTGTATTGTAAAGATTGAATCTTCGTCTACCAAGCCTCCTGAGCTTGCTGAAGTATGGGTAATATTGTCTCCAGACCATTTATTTAATGCTGCTCCATAGGTGGTTGTTACAATTTCTTCTTCTATATCGACTGTTGTTGTTGTAGTACTATTCATAGACCCTTGAGTGAAATTTGGGGTCACAATTTCCGCTCTAACTACTGTAGGTGCTGACAGTAAGATGAGTAAAAGCCATTTTTTCATTCTTCTTTTTTCTTAACCATAGGACAATTTACTGGACCTTTGTTTTTATTATTGTTCCCTGTAGTAAGGCCAAAGGTCGCTAGTGCTCCAGTAAATACACTAGCAACGAACGTGATATCAGAGTTACCTGATTTTTTAACCATAGGTATTTCTACATAGTTCATTGTAATAATAAACCCGGACCAGACGACAACGCCTAATCGAACAAATGTACCTAAGATTTGTATTTGATTTTCTTGATCCTCTGCTGCATCCTTCAGCTTACCGAGGAGTCCCTTGTCTTTTTCTGGCGGTTTTCCTTCCATTTATCTACTTTTTTCTGTAAGAATTTTTGTACTTGTTTTTTAATCTGTGCGAAAAAAGGAGTAGCTAAGGTGGTAGTGGCTACAGCTGCAACAGCTGCATAAGTAGCAGTAGCTACGACTTCAGCAGTCGGTAAAGGTAAGTCTATATCTACAACAGGTAAGTTTAGTTTAGGTTGTTCCGTCTGTACTTCTTCTTTTTCTTCTTGCTTTTCTACTCCTTCTGGAGCCTCTAAATTACTAGGAGGTATGACAATGGGTGGGAATATTGGCATATCTGCAGTAGGTGGTTTTAGAGGGATGCTAGGCATATCTAAAGCTTCAGGAAGATTAGAACCTGCCAGACGTATGGATGGTAAGTCCATTTATTCTATGGTTTCTTCCTCAGTTGTAGTTTCAGTAAGTTCGTTTGCTTGGCGTTCTAGTTCTTTAAGAGCACCATTGATTTCGTTAACACGTGCAATTGCTTGATCTCTTTCTTGTACTAGTTCTTTTGCTCTTTCTTGAAGTTTTTCCATTTTTAATTAGGTGAATGTTTATTTTGCCTCTAAGGCAGTTACTTTTGCTGATAGTTCTTTAATGGCATTAACTAAGACAGGAATTAACCTTTCATATTTAAGACCATAAGCTGAGTCATCTTCATTTAGATTAACTACAAGCATGTCATCTTTATCAGTTGGATTTCCCTCAATAGCTAATACAGCTTGAGCTAAGAATCCAATATGTTTTTTATTCCGTTTCTTACTTCCATCAGGTGTGTTATCGTCATACCAAGAGCGTTTATCCCATCTATAGGTTATAGGGATTAATTGGTTAACCCAGTCTAATCCATGAGTAAAGTTTGTGACATCTGTTTTATCTCTACTATCTGAAGATGAAATAGAGGTATCAGCACAATATAAGTTAGATATCAAATTATTACCAAGACAAATTACACCATCTGTTGTCGTTACGGTCCCTGAAGGGCTATCACTTCTTCCTGCGTCATTACCTAAAAGAAGACAATTATCAGCAGTAGTGTGATCATATCCAGCCGCATATCCTAAAAATGTATTTTCATTACCAGTAGTTGTACCAGTTCCTGCGTAGAGACCTCCTGCAAAATTCTTAAATCCAGTAGTTATATTTTGAAAAGTTTCTCGTCCTACTCCTGTATTACCCCAACACACTCCTGTAGTTAGGCTTCCACCCTGTCCTCGGAATGCTCTGAAACCAATACCAGTATTTGAATGACCTAGCTCATTGTATTGACCTGCTTCATTTCCAATAAAAGTATTATCAGAGGGACTTGTGGTACTGTGTCCAGCCTTACGTCCTATCATGACATTACCACCACCAGAAGTTGCAACTATCCCTGCTTCCTCACCTATAAATACACTGGTAGTATAGTTTGTAGCAGCCTTTCCAGCTCTATAACCAATGGCAACACTCTTACTCGCACCATCAATCGAATTAAGAGCCTCATAACCTATCGCTACGTTGTAAGTACCACTAGTTAAGCTGTTAAAAGCACCCTGACCCATTCCAATATTGCCAGCACCTGTTACAGCCGCACCTTGCATACAATTATGACCAACAGCAATATTGTTATTTCCAGTACCTTCCCATCCACCACCTGCGTCTTGACCTATATAAGTATTTTCATAACCTGTAGTGGTTCCATATCCTGCTTGAGTACCTAAAAATACATTGCTATAACCAGTTGTTAGTTGATAACCAGATGAATAGCCAACACCTACATTATAAGCACCTGTGAGAACTCCATTATTGGCAGCTTGCCAACCTATGAATGTAGTTCCTGTTGCAGATGATAAATTTTTTGCTGCCTCATACCCAATAGCAATATTAGCTCCAGCAGTGGTAGCAGATTTCAAAGCACTATGTCCTAGTGCAATGTTCCAATCTCCAGTAGTTATTGCTGTTCCAGCGTCATAGCCAAGTAAAGTATTTTTTGTAGCATCTGTTCCAGTAAAACTATCTCCTGCATTTGTTCCTCCAACCGTGTTACCTTGAGCATCCGAAGAAAGACCACCACCAATTTCAGCCCAAGTTAAACCACCTGTATTCCCTGATTGAGCTGTTAAAGCATAACCATTAGTAGGTGAGTTAGATACTTTTAAATTAGCTTCGTCAACTACGTTATCTGCAATAGTTTGTGCTCCATCAGCAGAAGATGTTACCTCTCCGCTATGGTTAGGGTGCGTGTAAGTTGTAGGTGTAGCCCACGTCAACCCACCTGTGTTACCAGACTGAGCTTGTAGGAACTGACCATTAGTAGGTGAGTTAGATACTTTTAAATTTGCCTCATCAACTACGTTATCTGCAATAACAGTTGCACCATCTGCTGTAGATGTTACTTCTCCAGAGTGATTGGGGTGTGTATAATTATTAGCACTTGTTGCAATGCCATCTAGCTTTGAACCATCAGCAGACACATCTCTGCCATCAACAGTTTGGCTACCAGAGAAGGTAAGGTTACCTGTCATCTGTCCACCAGATAAAGGTAATAAACTTCCTGTAGCTGTTACACCACCTTGCCAAGCTGAACCATTATAGACTCTTAACTCATTAGAAGTAGTATTAAATACTAAATCACCAGTATCATTATTACTACCGGGATCACTGCTTGCTACACGATAACGATCAGCAAAGTCATTTACTCCTGAAATGTTAGTAGCAACAGTATTAACGTTAGCTATTGATCCTCCAACATTGTTTACGTTGGTAACTGCACCAGCTACTGTAGATATATTACTATTAGCTCCAGCTACAGTATTGATATTGGTATTATTACCAGCTACTGTAGTAATATTAGAATTGTTCCCAGCAACTGTAGTTACGTTGGCATTGATTCCAGCGACAGTGTTGATGTTAGTTGCATTACTAGCGACAGAATTAACATTACTAATAGCTCCAGCAACTGTGTTTACGTTGCTAATAGAACCAGCAACAGTTGTTACTTCTGTAGCCTTAGGTACTAATCTATGGAATGTATAAGTATTTAATGTCGTAGTAGTTTCTACGATCATTCCAAAAGTAGCAGCATATGTTGTGCTATTAGCTAAGCCATTAATAGTAACTGTTGAATTACCTACAGTACCATTAGAAATGGTTGCAACTCCAGATCCATTAGAGGTAACGTTGCTGCTGAGAGCTTTAATAGATACAAGAGTTCCAGCCCCGTTATTAACGTCAGGGTTAGCGTTAGGAAAAGATGTTTCATTAGCTATAGGTACAAAACCACCTACATCATCAACAAGATCAATAATCCTGTCATTAATAGCAGCGGTTGTAGCGATGGTTGTGTCATTATCAGGGAACGTATCACCATCTTTAATAGTATCTCCAGTACTTACGTTAAAATATGCAGCGTCTGATTCAGTTTTTGTATAGTACCTATTGTCTAAAGTACCAGTTGCTATTTCAGAATCAGTAAGTTTATTAGATTGTAGTAGCGTCTTTATTTCACTAGCTGTTTGATCTGCTGTTGCAGATGTTTCAATAGCGTTTAACTTACTATGATCTGCATCAGTAAAGACATTACTATCAGTAGCAGCTTCTACAGCAGCTCTTATCTCAGCATTTGTTTGATCTGCTGTAGCTGAAGCTTCAATAGCATTAAGCTTACTATGGTCAGCATCTGTAAATACATTTGAATCTGAAGCAGCTTCCACTGCAGCTCTGATTTCTGCATTAGTTTGATCTGCTGTAGCATTAGATTCTATATTATCTAGTTTAGTTTTATCTGAAGCTGACATACTACCAGAGTTAGATCCAGTAGAAGCTATCACACCAATAGTTACTTTACCAGAACTAGGTGAGTTATCTGTTATAGCTATACTTGATCCAGCTGCAATATCGTCCACTAGTGCTGAATCTATTTTAGTATCAATACGACCTTCAATAGCTTTAGTAGTAGCTATTTTTGTATCATCACTTGTATGCCAAGTTTCTGTACTAATAACAGTTGGATCACCTGTTAACCAAGCATCAGCAACTTTATCATTAGATTCTTGGTTTACATATAAATTTTGTAAAGCATTATCATTAAGGTCACTAGCTCGTATAGCTGAACCGGGGTAGAATGTAGCTTTAGGGGCTTCAAAATCTGTGTCTCTAAAGATTCTAATAGCAACACCATTACCGGGAGCACTACTAAATCTAACCGTTGTTGCATTAAGCAACGTAAATGCAGTTGTATTAATACCAGCAAGGCTTGCCTTGATATCTGGTGTGTCTAAATATGGGAATGTGAACGAGTAATCGGTGGTGGATCCGTTACCCGTATAAGTATTTTCAATTGTTACGGTCATTTTAGAAGTTTAATAATCGTTTTAATTCTTCTTTTGTTTCATTTGCTTTCAAAGATTCTGGGATATTACCTTGACGTAAGGCATTCTTAATCCTTGTGTTCTGTAAGCCCACCTGTGAATACTGTGCATGATACCTTTCTAAAGCAGAACAAGCATATTTCATAGCATTCCTATGTATTCTATCTAATTCTTTATGTACAACTAACTCTTTAATTGGATAATCTTTTTGTTTTTTCCAACCCCTAGCTTTTTTATATTCTTTAATTTTGTTTGTCCAGAATCCACTAGGATGATTCATCATTCCTTCAATTTGTCCAGCTAAATTCATGTTTTTAGCTATCCAATTATTAATAAAATGACGATCTTGAGGACTTAAAATTTCTTTAGTTATAGGATTTATCCTCATAGAAGTTACATTATCCCATCCTGTGCTGATTAACCATTGTCTCCAAGGTTCTATATCTCCATTTGATTTACCAAACGGTAAGAATGCATTAGCACCTGCAGTTAATGGTTCATGAAATCTGATTGGTTTACCTGTATAGATGTCTAATTGATCTACTAAATCAGGAGGACTCATAAACTTCCATTTATTTGCCATCAATGAATTCCAATCATTTTCTACATCTTTTAGTTGTGGAGCAATAGCATTATTTAATACACTTCTCATACCAGATGGTGCAAAAGGTATTAAAGAATCAGTTTGATTAACAAGGAATCTCTTGAAAGCACCTTCATCTCCAGAGAACATAGATACTAACGGCTCGAATCCACTAAGGAATGTTTTGTTAGCTATATTCATACTAATAGAAAATGCTATTTTCTGATACAATTGTTCTGTTAAAGCCTGATCAACACGATCAGAATAATACATTGCATCTCCTACAAGACCTAATAAACTATCAAACGGTTCAAATCCTTTATAACTATGCCATTTACCAGTGATAGGATTCTTAATAGAATTAGGTTGCCAACCCATACTAATTAAACGCTTACGTTCACCAGCATTTTGTGGTCCATTTCCTGTTAAATTACCTTCAAGTGCCCACATACCAGCACCTGTTACAACCATACCACCCATTAACTGACGACCAATGTATTCAGATTTAAGTGTACGGAATGCTTCATCACTGTTTTCAAGACCATGCTCCATCAATACTTCAGCTATTTCTTGTTTACTAGAAGCAGTGAATACCTTACGAACCTTAGTTTGAAGAGGTATTAAACCACTACCGGGAGTAAATGTCCAAGATAAATTCAAGGCATTTAAACCAGTTCTAGGGAATAAGAATAGTGATCTTGCAGCTGGATATGTCTCAAGTAGTTTATTTAAGTCAGTAGCTACTTGACTATCTAAGTTAAGAGCTATTTCACCAGAGGCATGTTTAGCTGCTTTATCTGTTAATAATCCAGTGTGATCAAATGCTTGGCTATATAATCGTTTCTGTAGTTTATTAAAAGCATCAGCACTAAACGCACCTTTAGTTTCTTTCATTAGTATGTTGTATGCTTTAGATCTAGCAGAACCACTAGCCATTAATGAGTTCGTAAATCCATCAATTGCATACATAGCATTAACACCCCATCTAACAAAAGGATTGTTATTATACCATGATAAACCTTTTGCTACATTCCACATAGCAACTTTACCATTATTACCTTCTTTAGTCCATATCTCAGACATAGCTTCAAGCGCATCAAAGTTATCCATCTTAGCTTGACGTAGATCTGCACGACCACGCATCATAGCTTCTTCAGGACGTGACTTAGCTAAACGCCATTCATCACCCATTGCTTTGTAAGCACGTTTAAAGTTTTCAGAGATACCTCCATAAGTCCATAAAGCTTTTCGGAAAGTTTCTGTATCATTTGTAAGCCTAGCTCCTGCTAATACAGTAGCTGGTTTAAAAACTGATAACATAGAGTTACCCGTTAATGCTTTTAAAGGTGCAAGCCCAGATAATATATGATTATATCTGACAGTATGTAAACCTTTAACAATTAAACTAGGTATTTGAGGATTACCATCATAGAAAGCTTTTTTTAGAAACGAAACATTTTCTTCAGCCCATCTATTTAATTTATAGATTTGATCTACTTCACCATTCGTAGCTTCCATTGCTAATGCAAGTGGTTTGAGATACTCAGGATTATTTTTAGCTATGGTTTCTAATGTATCATAGAATTCATTACCTTTCTCTTGCACAGCTTTAAGACCTCTAGCAAAATCATCGCTTTGATCCATAATCCAAGCCTTTAAAGCAGCTGGATTTTTAGCACCTGCAAGTTGTTTATACTCACCTACTTTATTAGATATATACTGATTAGCTCGTACTTCTCTACTTAATAATTTAAGCTTTTCAGCTATCATTTCTTGCTGCCTACCTGTCATCGCTACATCACCTATCAAACCTATAGCAGCTGATGTATCAGCAATTGTACCTGCAGCTTGGTTTGTTACCAAAGCAGATGCACGCATTACTTTAGGATTGTATACTTGTTCAAATGACTTAATAAAAGCTTCATTAACAATACGCCATTCTTGCTGACCCATGTAATTTTTTTTATTAAAAAACCCCGTCTTCATATCATTGACGATGGATTCCATTTGATTTAATTTGATATCAGGATTAAAGACATTATTATATAAATTAGTTACAGCTTTGTTTATTTCATCTGGAGGTATAACTTCATCATTAATTTTAACTCCAATATTAGCAGCTATATCTTTATCAAATAAATTTCGATACCCTTCAGCTCTTTGAGATGGAGTAGCATCAGCCATTCTTTGAATGAATCTATTACTTACAAAAGGTCTAGCTCTACCATTAACTGTACCTATATTATTTTGTATTCTCCAATTATCTATTTTAGCTTTAATTGGATTGACTTCTAATTCAGAGACAGCTCTACTTTGTGGCCCAAGATCAGGTGTATTGATAAACGGATCATAACCTTTATCACCTAATGGATCTCGTATTAATCTACTAACTGCTTCTTCTCTTTGAGCGTTAGTTCTACTAGATCTACGACTTAAAATATTAAAACTAATAGGATCTTCCCCTTCAAAACCTGTAGCATGTCTAGCTAAAGCACGCTCTGCAGCTTCATCTCCGGGTATAATTTTCATAGCTTTAGACAAAGAAAATGCAGCTCCAATTAGATCTACACCTACACTAAGTCCAGCAGATTCCATTATATTTTTTTGACGGATTACATCAGGACTATCACTATCTCTAGTAGCCCATGGTATATCTGTACCTAACCATTCATTTAAAGCTGCAGCTATATTATCTTGTTCTTTAGAATGAGAAGATATAGCAGTAACAGCTGTATCCACACCAGCATGAGCAGCTATTGTACCAAGTATACGTGTGGCTTTAGGTATAGATCTAGCAGCTGTAGCAGCTTTCAAACTACCTGTAACAACACCACCACCATACATTGTAGGTATAATAATTGATGCAGCATCTCTAATTGCTTTATGAGCTGGATGGTTAGATCTTGGTGAATTTTCATCCCACCATTGATCAACAGGTCTTAAGAATGGTACTAAAGCAGCTGTATCTGCAATGAAATCAGCAACACCTAAAGCTGGTGTAGAACCAGCAGCTACGATGTTTTCAATAGGTTTCGACCAATCAGGACGATTAGCCCAATCTTCTTCGCTAACATTAGCTGGCTTCTCTAAACCATACTGAGTTTTTTGTTGTTCTTCATAACCACCCCATGAGTGATCACCCGGACCACCTTTAACAGCATCAGCTGTGGTTTTAACAGTTGGTGCTTTACTTATCTGTTCTTCTTGTTCAACAGGTTCGCCACCTTCTTGTTGTGTCTTCCACTGCTCATATTTACGCTGTTCTTCTTGTTCAAACTTTTCTTTATCTGGATCAGGTAAAGCTTTGTTTGCTTGTATCGAACTACTATTATCCATTAGTTAGCCCCCATCATTAATAACTCAGTCCAATCTAATTTATCTGCCTCTCCGTTTGGATCTAAATTCATATAAGGATGCATATTTATTGGTGCTCTGAACATATTAAAATAATCTGTTGTATTTCTTTCAGCAAAGTTATTTTCAGTTTTACCTGACTCATGCTCTAAACCACTATATTTGAGTCCTACAGCTGCTGAATTTACATTACTTTGTGCTCCAACAATATACTTTCTATATTCAGGTCTAATTTGATTGAAAGCTACTTTATGAGCTTGGAGTAACATTGGTGGTATTTTAAAGTCTGGGTTAATTAATTTCATCTGTGCTTCTAAAAACATCAGTTCAGTCATTTTGACCTCACCATTAGGACCAATACCAAATTTACTTACATAGTGAGATGCATCAGCAGGGAAGCCAACATTTCTACCTTGAGCTACATTATCAAAAAACTCAACAACTTTAACAGGTTCTAATAAAACTTTTTCATAAGGTAACTTAGGATTAGCAGCAAACTGTTCTGAAGTCATTTCACTTAAAGGTACTGAATGCATTTTAGCACCAACAGAAAACTTAGCAAAATGAGGTTTCCTTATATTATTAGAGAATTCAGTTACTTGATAGTCCTTTTCAATATCTATTTGAAATCTTTCAGATGCTCTTAGTATTAAATCGTTTCTACTTATATTAGGGTCTTTAGCATATGTTGTAAAATATTGTTTAATTTTCTGCTTACCAACATATGCAGCTAGTTTAGAAGAAGCAACATCCTCACCATCCACACCAAATTGAGATAAAATTTCTTCAATTTGTGTATCTACATATTTATCAAGTAAGTCTTCTTCCTCTTTGCTAGGTTGTGTAGGATCTTGTTGTTTAGCAACTTTCAACCACTTAGCTTCCGCTTCAGGTGTAAGCATATAAGATTTAACAATACTAGATGTTACCAACCCTTGCCTTTGTAGATTCTGAAGATGAGGTTCGTATATTATATTATTAGCTTCAGATACATGATCCCTCACTCTATTAGCTAACATTTTAGACATAACATTATTAGGACCATAACGTTTATCAGACTCTGCTATTAAAGTGGCTAAACGAGATTTTGATAAAGGTGTATCTGCGTTATCAAGTTCTTGTTTAAATAAAGCGGTATTTTCAAGTAATTTAGCTTTCTCTACTTTTGATGATATAGATAATCTTTCTATGGTTTGAGTCTGGTGTTTAACCATAGCTTGTTTTAAATCCAACATTCTTTTAGTAAATTTATCTCCATACAGCTGAGTCTTCCCGTTAACATCTATTGGTATTTCTTCGATATAGTTATAATCTGCTTCATTTAACAAACCAAGACTAAATAGTTCTGTCATTTGATTATGACCAGCAGCTAATGCACCTGCACGATTCTCTCCATTAGGTCCAATTTGTGTTTGAAAGTGTTTCCAATATGTACGCTCTTTTATCCTAACTCTAGTTAATTCTCTTTCTTCAGATTCTACTTTCTCTTGTTCAGCTTTAATATTTTTCTCTCTAACAGTACTGATTACACGTCCTTCTGCTCTTATTATGCTTTCTCTAGCATATTTTGATAAAAGTTTATTACTGACACCTGATTTTTCTATTGCTTCTTCTAAGTATTTATCTCGTATTTTTCTAAGTATTGCTGCACTGGCTTCTACATTACTTTCTTGAGTAGCGTCATGTAAGGACATACTTCGTCCTTTGAAATCAAACTTCTCTGATTGATATTTAAGTATACCACCAGATATATAGTTTTCACCTATATTCATAGCAGCACCAACTCTGAAACCTTGGTTCCCTAAGAAACTAAGTTTTCTGATTTGGTTTATTTGATCCCATGAAGCTCCTTTTTTACGTGCTTCCAAGACAGCTGAGTTAGTACCCTTATAGGTATCATCTAATATATCTGTAACGCTTTGTATGCCTTTAGCTGTATTCCACGAAAGACCTAGATCTATTGCTAAGTTTCTTCCATAGTCTTGTCTTGCTTTAGCAAAACCTTTAGCTGCTTCAACACCTATGTTAGCTGCTGTACCAGACCACTCTTTTAATTGTTGACTTTGTTTTTGAGATTCTTTTACTTTAGCTTCGGCATTTCTAATTAAACCTTCGTGCCTTTTGGTTAAAGCTTTCTCAAACCCATCAGCAAAATAAGATTCAAGCTTTCTATTCCTTGCTCTATCAGCTTCTTCAGCTTGGAACTTAGCTTCTAATGCATTAAGATAATTTATTTGGTTTTGTTGTTCCCCTTGAGAAACATCTTTCCATTGGTTAAGGTAGCGTTTACCTTCTTCTAGTATTTTATCTGAGGGATCTGCACCTTTAAGCAGATTCCCTGATAATTCAGTCTTTTGGGCGTACCCTTTAAAAAGATTTGACATTGTTTAGATTTTTTTAAATATCTGATCCTGTGGAATTTCAACCTGATCCAAGATTACCAAGACCCGCAGTTGCGAGTGATATTCCTGCGCTAACAATAGTATCACGCCAGAATGTATCATGTACTGTATTAACACCCATCACTGGTAGTGGTTTATCAACTGGTTTCATTGGCTTCTGATAAACTGTATCAGGTATCATCAATGGTAAGCTTTGTGCAGGTGGTGCTAGTGGTACAGACTTAAGACTTGCAGAAGCATTAATATCAGCTTGGTATTTATCCATACCAATACGTTGTCTATCAGCTTCGTTTTGTTCGCCAGCACTAATCATAGATTGCTGTAACTGTACTCTACTCATATCAGTACCAGTTTTAAGCTGACTGAATCTCATACCAACGCCTTCTTGTGCTCTACCTGTATCTTGCTGTACAGTAGCGAGTTGATTAGCAATATTAGAATATTGTAAATTAGTGAGTTTAGTTTTATTTTCTAAAGCTGCTCCTAATTTATCTAAATCTAAAGCATATTTCGATTTAGCAGCAGATACACTTTCCATTAAAGCTGCTTGAGCATTACCGTGGTTAGCTAAGAGAGCTTGCATAGATTTTTCTGCTGATCTACCTACTTGTCCAAGTGCTTGTTGTTTACCTAATTTTTGTAAATTTTCTGTCTTCATCCCTTGCATTTTGAATGCGGCATCTGCCTTAGTAGCTGCCATACCATCCCTTAATCCAACTTTATCTAGTTCAGCATTTATTAAATCAAATTCTCTGTTAATTCCTGTTTCTTTTATTTGTAACTGTTCTACAGCCTTTGCTTGTGTTCTTTTATCTGTCAAGCCTTTAGTTTCTAAAGCTGCTGATTCACCACCTTCTAAATATTTATTTAATAAATCTTGGTTTTGGAATCCAATAGAAATTAATTGGTCTTGATAAGCTCTAGCTGTATCATTTAAAGTTAATTCTTCTGCTATATTATTAAAATCTAATTGCTCATAATAACTATCTACACTAGCATTATATGCTTCAGCTTCTTTAGAATAAGAATAAAGACGCATATTTTCTTTATCTTGCCAGTTATTAAAAGCTAATTGATTTTTATAACGATTAACTGATTCTTCATTTAGCTGTTGAACATATTGAGTTTCTAAAGTATGGTAATAAGTACTCCAATCTTTAGCACGCATCCAAGAATAATGATCATTATCATACTCAAATTGTTGATTGAGTGCGTTTTGATTTTCTTGTCTTATATCTGGCATAATTAAGTCCTCCTATAATAACGTGGGTTGTATGTACCTTCCCACATCATTGAAGTCAAAGAGACTGGGAATGGTGAGTCACTAAAGACTCTTAATAAAAAATTATCTGTACGTTGGTGTATAGGTACTGTATATACAGCTTGGTCTGCAAAGGGTACGTCATCAGCTAGATATAAATTAGCTTCTTGTACTGGTTGTATATCATACCAATTATCTTCATAAGCTACCATCTTAACAGTAGCAGCAGGTGCTGCACCCATTGTTATTACACCTTCATCTGTAATAGTAAAATTAGTTGTGTTGGTACCGTCTAAACTTACTTTGATATCATCTTTATCTTGTATATCAAATGGTAAACTAAACTCTGTTCTACTACCATCTGTTATAGCTGAGAAATCATATGACTGACCACGATAACCATTGGATTTTACTTTAAATCCTATAGCACTAGATCTACCTACTGAAAACCTCATACGTGAAATAGTTAAAGGTGCAGTATAATCAGAAATACCTCTATCTAATTGGAAATAAGTTTTAGGTAAAGTTATATCATAATCAAATGTATAACCAACAATTACATTATTCGCCTGTCCAGATAAATCTATATCAGTAACTTTAAAGTAAGTACCATCTGAATCAGAAGCTCTTTCAGCTTTAGCTGTAAAACCAGATTGTACGATAGTACTATAGTTACTAGCAGCATCACCTGAAATTGCAACAACAGGAGTAAGTGCAGTTATATCATCATACGGTATATAACATTTACTCATATTATCAGCGGCTACATATACTACTTTCTTTTCTGAGCCACCTGTTAAACCGTTAGTAGCTTTACTGTAGAAATCCATATAAGGATTAATTTTAATACCAGTACTAGTTATCATAGCTTCATCTTCTAAGGTAGCACTTAAGTTAGCACTTAATAAATGATACTTATTAGATTGTTTGACAACTGTGTACAGAATATCAGAATCAACCACCATTTCTAATACATTACCGGGAAACTTCCAATTGAACCAAGCTTTCAAAACTTCTTCATTATTTTCTGTATGAGTTCTGTAGAAATATATTAAATCTGAAGTCGATCCAAACAAAGCAATGAATGAATTCTGAGGACTAGCAATTAAACTATCAACCGTTTGTGGTATGTACTCAGATACTACTTTTCCTAAGTCATTTACTAAAGGTATCTGACCTTCTCCACGTGGTGTAAGACCAAACACTCTTGTATATGCTGGTGTCTTACTAACAAAATTAATATTAGTACCAACGTCAACTGGATCTATTTTAGTGTCCATCTCATAGTTAGATAGTCCACGTATGATAGCAGTTTGTGGTGATAGGTTTCCATCAGCAGCATACATAATAAACTGCTGGTTCTCAGAAAACAGAATTAAACCTGATGCTACTGGTATAATACCATGTAATACAGCTGGTCTAATACTAGAACAATTGAGGTCAACAGGATCAGATGCAGTTACAGTTTGAGCAGTTATATGGTAGAAGTTATAAAACTCTCCAGCCTGACTCATAGATACATTATCTTCTGATAAAAATCCTAATCTATTGTTATAGAAAAATGATTGTTGTATCTTTTTAGTATTAAATGAGGGATGTGAGTTAGTAGTATCATCTCCTACTAATCTAGCAGTCCAAGTAACTGGTCTAAATGTAAAAGTGTTGGTACCTGTATTTACTAATTCATGTGGCATGGTGGCTGCATCTAAACCCGGAGACATACCATGTCCTAAGGTTTCTTCCCAATGCCCTTGTCCAGTGCCAGTACCAGCATCAGCTATAAACTTAGCATAATAATCATCAGCATTACCAGCTGTATTAATTATTTTTATAACTCTACCATGTTTAGATTCATTAGGTAGATCAGTTATATTATTAACTGAATCTTGATAAGTACTAATCTGTTTACCATCAACACCACCTTGTACAGTTAATGTAAAATCATTAGTATGAGTAATTTCAAGAGATGTGTTTAGTTTGGTAACTACTAATCCTGAAATACTTTTAGCATCTATAGCAGCTTTTATACCAGTTAGTACAGTATCAGCTGTACCAGAACTTGTATTAGTATAAGTACAGCTATAAGTTAAACCACCTATTGTAAGTACTACTACATACGGAGAACTATAATCTACACCAAGTAATCGTATTGTTGCGTTTCTTTTTAAATTAAATGTAGTGACTGCTTGAGCAGCTACTGCTTTAGTTTTATTGGTAATGATAGATGTATCTTGTACAGTTAAGACATGATAATCATCTTTAGTTAAAGCGTTTAAATAAGCTCTAGAACTTCCTGAATAAGTTATAGTAGATACTGCATTAGTAACTGCATTCCATATATGTATCTCACCATAAGGAGAACTAGAAGCACCTACAATACATCCTATATATTTCTCATCATTATCACGATGTATATAGAACCACTTAGCATTATCTAGAGTACTACCACTATAAGCAGTACCACTACTATTTTTTAATATTGTTAAGAATTTTAATCCGGGTCTCTTTTGTAAACCAAATGTAGGGTCAGGGTAAGCGTTTAAAGCTGCTTTTACTTGACCCGGAAATTTTTTATCATCTGGTTGAGTAGATACTCCTCCTAAATAATTTGGTATCCGTTGTGTGACACTTGCCATTAGCGTTGTAGTGCTGTGTAAGGTTTATAACTGGTGTAATGTTGCCTTCCTTGTGGGTGTCCAAAGATACTAAAATCACCTTGGTTGCATTCATATTCTAAAGCGTTTGCTCTAGCTAATGCTTCACGTTGTTGTAATGTCTGGATTAATCCGGGGTCTCCGATAATCCTTTGGGCTGATATAGTAGAAGCTTTAGCTACTATATAGTTTTGAACTGGTGCAGGTAAATCAACCCAATCAAAATGCCATACTATATCAACTTTAAATACTTCGCCTGCTGTATCTCCTATTGTATAGGTATGATTATATCTATCATATATCTTACCATCACGTCTTACAGGATCTATATCACCTTTATAAGAATCAGAGAAATCAATCTGTAAAATGTTATTAGGTATTTCATACTCTTTATTATTATTCGTTACTATCTCATACTCAAATTCTTGATTAAAAGTCCAGCCTTCTGCTTGCACTTCTTTTGATACCTGTAACAATGTATCATATACAATCGCAACGTCTGGGTTGGTTTGATCTAATGTAGTTACAGGAGCCTGACCTACTGATGCGAGTATTTGATTAACAGCAGGTAATTCTTGTGTTGCATTAGTGGTAGGTATAGGCATAGTTAATATTTGTAAATAAAAAAAAGGGAACCGAAGTTCCCCTTATAGGTTAAGCAGCACGGTTAGCGTCACCGCTTGCTTCATTGATAGCTGGGCTATCTGCTTCCTGCCCTGAATAGGCTGTACGGAAGTTCATTGTTTCTGAGTATACCTCAGAGGCGGCTGTTACACCGCTTTTTGTTTTAGCTACAGAGTGTCTGATAGCACTACCTTTAAGTGAACCAGTACTGTTAGTTGCATACTTATTACCAGCAGCAAGTGTACCAGTTACAGTGGCTAGAGGTAAAGCACTAGCAGCAGCTACAGCAGAACTTGTAGTTCTAGGGACTGGACCTGTAGGACCAGCAACACCTTG